ATCTCTTCAACGTTAGATTTTTCTAAAAATGGGTTATCTCGGTAGGTAGTGATGGTAAAGTCAGCATCCTCACGAGGAATCACCTTATCATATATCCAAGAATAGTAATCTGATGGGTTATAGTCAATTACAATCTTCTCGGTGGTACGAAGGGCTAACTGCATCCAAGATTCGTAGTTCACCTCATTAGCCTCGTTAATGAAAAGGTAGTTACGTTTACGACCTCTAATCTTTTGGGGCTGATCTGTAGATACGAACTCTACTGTGTTTCCTCCTAGAAAATATAAACTTTCTGATTTGTTGTGTTTGTCTTCTGAGTAAAGCCCATATTTTGAAAGTATCTCTATGAAGTCTCTCATTACAGAACCCTTGATAGACGGCAGCGAGGAACGACATATAGTCAAGGTCTTTCCCTTTTCTTGTAACAGTTTTACGATAAACCATGTCAAGATATTGTATGTCTTGCCACTTCTTGTTCCTCCTTGCATAACTGAGATTTTTTTTGGACTCTCTTGCAAGATTTGGAATACTTTGTTGGTAGTTACGTTCATTCATGTTGGTTTTAAGGCTTTTTAAGCCATTATTTTCTTTTTTTGGTATTATGGTACTATTTTATACTTAAAGTGTCTTAAATCGTCTCTAAATAGCCTTTAAATTGATTTTAGCTTACTCTTCGTATTCATCTTGGTCATTTAGGTCTAAATATTCGCCTTTATCATGGTCATACAATGGAATTTCATCGATTTCACTAGCCATTGTAGCTGGAATAACCATTCCTGGTTCTACTTGAGTGTCAAAGTTGATAATCTCCCCTTCAGGTAACTCTTTATGCTCATCACCATCTAACTGCTTTTGGATGTTAGGCAACTCTTCAGGTCTAACTACGTTGACTGTAATCTGCTTCACTACATCTCCTTCGTGAGCAACCTCTTGTTTCTCAATATAGCCTCTACGCTTCCCTTTGGTTTTTAGTAGGAACATCGTAGCTAAAGTATCACCCCTAGCAATTCTCTCCATTAGCTTCTGCTCTCCGAAGTCAAGCATAATTTCTTCAGGCTCTATTTCAGCTAGTCGCTTTCTGAACTCAGGATCTTTCTCACACCAGGACTTATACATTCCTCTAGAAACTCCTGCTGCTTCACAGCTAATAGTGATATTGCCAAAGTTCTCCTTATAGGCAATTATGAAAGCCTCTTTAGCTATCTCTTTAAATTCTGCATTCATTGTTGTTGTGTTGTTATATTATGTTTTATTTTAATATGTCTATTACAAAATAAAAAAAATCAAATTACAAAAAAGTTAAAGTCATTGTTTGGTATCAGAATTTTAGGGGGCACAAGCCACCTACGAAAACTTTCTTACGAATAAAAAGGGTATACGGTGCTAAATTCCTTAGTAATTCCAATATCCATAAATATAACTTGTTGATTATCAATGTTTATTTTTTCTTATAATTACCATTATGTTAAATTATGTTGGTTTATGCTCGGATCAAAGTTAGGGAATAATTTTATGATTTGTTAGTTAGTCATTTTTGCCAACTAAGAACCAGTAAACCTAATTTAATTAATAATACTTACCCTATTATATATTTATTCTATCTAGTTAATATTACATTATATCTAATATAATATATAATATAAGGATATATTTATAAAGTATCTTATAATATCTATTATAATATATATTATATAATTAATGTTACAACACTAATAATATTTAAACTTTTTTTAAATATTTATAATATTTTGTATTTTGTATTGATATAGTATTTATCTTTATGTCATAATCAAATCAAATTAATATGCAAAATTTATCCAATTTTATCCAACTATTCGGGGCTATTACGTTTATAGCTTACGTTTATAATCTAGTAAAATTATTTGTTCACCTAATTAAAACAAAGTAAAATGTATACACACATTTCAATCGCTGAATTTATTTTAATCGTGGCAATATGTTTGCCTGTTTATGCTTTTGGTAAAGCTATTATTCAATCAATAAAAGAAAAGTAAAATACTATGACAAACGAACAAAATATAATAACAGGAACCGAAAAAGGAACCTTTTACCTTATCGAGGCAGCGTCTGAACTAGCGGAGCTGTTTATACATATGAAATACAGATACACTAACGTAAACATATATGACTCAAACGAATTCGAGGAATATAGCTACACTGAGGAAATACAGGACGAATTCAACCAAATTTATGACGAAATTGAAACTTATCTACAAAACAATAAAATAAACTAAAATGACTATTCAAACTACACTACAAAACAAAGAAACTGCACAAAGTTACAAACCTGTAAAAAATCTACTATCTAAAGGAATAACCAACACAAAAACAGCAAAGAACAATCTAGAGACATATATTTTGTATATGGCTCCCGCTGATATTGTGAAAGGTTTTAACCTTTGCCCTTTCGCATCTATTGGATGTAAACGTAGCTGTTTATATAGTGCGGGACGTGGTAAATTTTCAAACGTTCAATTGAGTCGTATAAATAAATCTAAATTTTGGGGTTTTGACCGTACCAATTTTTATATACAATTAGGCAACGAACTTTTAAGCATACACGATAAAGCAATAAAGCAAGGTAAAAAAATTGCAATTCGTTTAAACGGAACCTCAGATATTGACCACCTTTATTTATTGGAACGCTACACGGGAATAAATTTTTTAGATAGTACTTTTACGAATTTTTATTTTTACGATTACACAAAGAACCCTAACCATATCAGCCGATATAAAAATACAGCTTACAAAATTACCTTTAGTCGTTCGGAAAGTAATGAGGCGGAGGCTTTACATATTTTAAAAAATGGCGGGAACGTGGCTATAGTTTTTTCTGATACTTTGCCCGAACATTGGAACGGTTATAAAGTTATAAACGGTGACGAAACAGACCTAAGATATTTTGACCCTGTTAATATCGTGGTGGGTTTAATTGCTAAAGGTGACGCAAAAAAAGACAAATCGGGTTTTGTAGTTAGTTAGTATAAACGGGGAACCTTTCGGGGTTCCCTTTTTTCGTTTGACCTGTCGGAGGTTTTAAGGGTTCGACCCCCTCAAACGAACGAACCAAAAAACACAAAAATGAATTTAAAAATGGTTTACATTTTCAACGTATTAACTTATACGGATGAATTTAGCTTTATTCTAAAGTCTAAAAAAGAGGTTAAAATTATTCGCACCAATTTTGAGGCTGCTTACAATTATGTAAAATTAAAATATCCAATGTCTAAGGGGTATTTTATAGAACTGCAAAATAGTTGCAGTTTGTATACATACCAAAAGCATAAAAAAAGTTGGTTTGAATATTTGGCAAAATAAAGCCATTTTATACAGTTTAAATTTTTTTTGATATGAATATACCACCGTAAAAAAAGGATCAAAATTTGGGGCTCTAAATAGCCATAAACAGCTAGTTATACTGTTTTTGCCAATGTATGCAATTCACAGTCTAATGTGTACATTTTACACATACGATTGTTAGTTGACTATGCAACTATTTGGTAGATCCAAAAACCTGCCAAAAACCCTATGCAAAAACTCCCCAAAAAACGCACAAAAATCTTTGGCAAAAACCCAACAAAAATTTGGTACACACAAAAACCTTTTATATTTTTAATTTCTAAATCAAAAAACTATGAAACCATTAAAAAGTCAAATTAAAAATGATGCTTCATTATTATTACAGGCATCAATTGAATCAATTTTTAATACTTTACACCAAAAGTATAAAACATCCAGCGGAGACATTTCACCAACACAACAACATATATTAAACGAAGCTGAGAAACAAATTATCTATATCGTTACTGAACAAGTTTTTCAAAATATAGATTTTACTAATGTAGATTTTGAAAAATTTAACAGAGATGAATTGATGGAACTAGCTTATGCATTTGATTGGAATGGTAGTTGGGATACAGATGAGGAAGGTCAAGAACCAATTACAAAAGATGAGTTAATACAATCTATAAATAATTTAATTAATCAATAAAAAATAAAAAATGACTTCACACAATTACGAATTGAGCTATAAACAAAAATTAGCTGATTTAAAAAAAGAAAAACAAGTTCAAAATATTACTGACATATCAATTCAAATATTAGATATGTTAGTACATCACGGTTTTGTTCACGATTGTTTTGATTCTGATGACCAAACCGAATTTTTTGTACAAGATGAAATAACCAAAATATTGACCAAAAATTTGATTAAATGAGGTTATTAGAACTATTTGCTGGAAGCAGGTCTATTGGTAACGAAGCCGATAGACTTGCTTTTGACGTTTATTCAAGTGATATAGAAGCTTTTGATGGTATCGATTATGTTACTAATATTTTAGATTTTGATGTAACTATGGTTCCATTTCAACCCGATATAATTTGGGCATCTCCGCCATGTACATCATTTAGCGTGGCATCTATTGGCAGAAATTGGACTAAAGTTGGTGATGATTATCTGCCTAAAAATCCCAAAGCCGAACTTGGCTTGGTTATAGTCCAAAAAACCCTTGAAATTATAAATCATTTTAAACCTACCTATTTTTTTATAGAGAACCCAAGAGGGATGCTAAGAAAAATGCCAATAATGGCTGGAATAAAAAGACAAGGTGTAACATATTGCCAATATGGTGATACAAGAATGAAACCTACTGACATCTGGACTAATAGCAATAAATGGATTCCAAGACCAATGTGTAGCAACGGATCTTCCTGTCACATATCTGCACCAAGAGGCTCTAGAACAGGTACACAAGGTTTAAAAGGTGCATATGAAAGGAGCAAGATTCCGCAGGATCTTTGCATTGAGATACTAAAATCTTGTATGTAATGCAAAAATCTTTTATGATTTTCTTAACAAAAAACCTGCTAAAAACTTTAAATTATTCCAAAAACTTTCTAATTTTACCAAAACTTTTAAACTTAAACAAACAACATGAAAAAATTTGAATTTATCTGCAAGACAGATTTAGTAACAGGTGACAAGGTTTACCTAACTAGAGAAGATGGTGTATATGTGCCATCTAGCTTAAGACTTAACAAGGATCAAGCGTACGACATATTCATAAAGCTGACTAATCAAGAGCCTATGGAAATGTTTGAAGTACTAGAAACAAAAACTTCCCCCAACGAATAAAACAAAAAACCCCTAAAAACCCATGAACAAGATTACTCAAGACTTAAAAAGAAAAGGAGTCAAAGAAGAACTAACCTATGTAAATTCCAATGGTAAAATTTCAAAGCGTTTTACCTATAAAGGAATGATTATTAAATGGGATAATTTCATCCTAAATGGCAAGTTCTACTATTGGAGAGCCTCTTTCTATGCAAGTCTTGAGGCTTGTATCAATGGGATTGACAGACATTTAAACCATTTTAAAAAGTAAACTATGATTGAGGTAAAGGACTATAGATCCATGATTAGACATGGAGACATCAAAAAACTCATGCAATTAACAGGCTTGAGTAGGTATTTAATTGAGACTAGAATAGAGAAAGGTGATTGGGAGATGCACGAAATCCTTAAAGCCTATTTTGAGAAGAGATTAGAAACACTTAAAAACCAATTAAATGAGTATACCGAAAGCTAAAAGAGTTCCTAGAGGCACATTGTTAGCCCATAGAAGAGTTGACCTAGACAAAGAAATGTATCAATATGTTATTGAATTGGTAGCAAAAGAGTTTGATTTACCAGTTCCTAAGATGATATGCAAAAGAAGAAACTTTGAGCTTGTAATGGCTAGAAATATGGCTTTTTATATCTTACATACAACATATAGACAAAGAGCATCACAAATAGCCCCTTACTTTAAAAGAGATAGAACAACAGTACTTCATGCAGTCAATAACTTTCAGAAAGATATAAAATATGTTCCTTTCTATATGGAAAGATATGAATCAATTTTACAAACTTTAGGAGAGGAAAAACAAATATACGCATTACGTTAAACCATAAACCAACACAATATGTTATCAACCTTCCATGAAATGTCAGACAATGACAAAAAACTCTTAGTTGCAAAAATCTTGCACGAGATTAACTATTCACAGGCTTCGTTTGATCTAATTACATCATTGATTAGAGTATGGGAACAATACCCAACAAGACAAGCTAATTACTTTAACACTCAAAACACTTACAATGGAATTGCAAAAAACTAACCCTAGCTATGAGTTAATCAATAAGGACTCAATGCTACAATTATCTAATGAGCTATCTAAATTAATCAAAGAAAAAGGATTAAGCTCAAACATTCAAGGCAAACAATTCGTTAACGTAGAAGGATGGCAATTTGCTGGTGCTTCTTTAGGATTGATGCCAATTATTACAGACACAAAAGACTTGTCAAATGAAACTACTATTAAGTATATGGCTACTTGTGAAGTTCGTAACATTAACACTGGTTTGGTCGTTGCAACTGGTATTGCTTTGTGTTCCAATGGGGAGAAAACTAAGCGTTATTTTGATGAATACGCTATACTCTCAATGGCTCAGACTAGAGCAATTGGCAAAGCGTATCGTAACCTATTAGCATGGTTGATGAAAGCTGCAGGATTCGAAGCTACACCTGCTGAAGAAATGGACTTTGCTGTAGAAGAGCCAAAAAAACCTTCTAAGCCTGTACAAGAAGTAGTTGCTGAAATTATTGATGAGGAGCCTAATCGTGAAGCATTAATGATGGATATTGCTAAGTGTACTAAGATTAAGCAATTAACTGATATATACTTTAGTCATAAGCAAATATTTGATGCTGATGAGACTTTAATGAAAGTATTAAAAGCTAAAAAAGATAATTTAACCAAAAAATAAAAACATGAGTTTAGAATTATTACCTAAAATTGAATTGAGTAGCATAGAGCCTACTAAATTTAACATTGAACTATTAAAGCAAACAATCGTAGCACACTTTAGAGACTCAGGTGAGTCACCTTTAGAGATGCTAGTTAAGTCTGAAGCATTACAACAACTTTTAGATGGCATTAGAGCCGAATTAAAAGAAGATGTTATTGCTGAATTAGACAAGTACCCACAAGGTAAAGCAGACGTATTAGGTGCTGAGTTATCTAAGATGGAGTCAGGTGTTAAATATGCCTATGATGGTGATTATACATGGCAAAAATTGAACCAAGAGGTTGAAGCTGTAAAGTATAAGCTGAAGGAAAGAGAAGGCTTACTTAAAGCTATTAAAGAACCATTGGTTGATCCTGAAACTGGTGAGATGATTTATCCAGCACCAAAGTATAGCACAACCACATTCAAAATCAGTCTAAAGAAATAACTATGAGACTAGGAACCTACACCGACACACTTGAACTAGAGAATGAGATGCTTAGAGATAAGGTCAAAAAACTCCAAGAGCAATTAGATTCATATTTAGATGCTGAAAGAAAAGTCATCAATATGATGGATGATGCTTACAAGTTAGATCAAGGCATCGTTAACATGATGAACGCATTTAGAACAAAACAATCTTATTAAACTTATAGCCCCCTACAATTATTATTTAACTTAGTGGTGTGAGTTATGTTTCAAAGGGGGCTTATTTTTATTTTATGAAATACATTAAATTCTTTTTGATTAGTGCACCATTAGGTATAGCTTTACTTGTAACAGCAAACATTTACTTTGAATTAAAACGATTATATAATGGGTTTAGAATTAGAGCCTAATGGATTTGAAAACAACATACAAGTACGAATGATTTTTACAGATGATAAAACGGAAATATGGTTTCAATCTATAGCGGCAGCGAGTAGAAAGACAGGGATTAACCCCAAGACTATAAGGGATAGCTTAAATCCTATAGCTAAGAAGAAGTTTACCTATGAAAATAGGACTATAGTCTTCAGAATTAAGAAATAATTACCTTTGTAGTGGATGTCGCATATCCATTTAGAACTTATTGCCCTTGAGATGAACTACCAATGCGACTGGTAGGGATTCGATGGGGCTTTTTTATTTTATGGCACAATTTTATACAACAATTATTCATCCTGTTAGGAAGTCCTTACACCTATCTTGTAATGAATATTGCGTACTTGACACGATTTTAAGGATGCAAAACAATGACTCACATTGGTGTTATATGAGTCGAGAAACGATGGCTGACGATTTAGATTTATCCAAGCAATCTATTTTAAACATCTTAAAGGGTTTAATTTCTAGGGGATTAGTAATTAAGCACGAAAAAACCTCACATCTAAGATGCTCAGGTGATTTTAAAAAGATGTTAGATGATTACAAAGAGTTTGGTTACAACAATGACCACTTTACCATTGGTAAAGAATCTTTACCTGACCAGTCAAAAAAGTTTACCTCAAGTGGTAAAGAAAGTTTACCCAACAATACAATTAACAATAAAAGAACATTTATTATACCAACAGCATCTGAGGTTAGTAGTTATGGTAAAGAAATAGGTTTCCAAATTGATGGTGAATATTTCTGTGACCATTACGAAGCTAGAGGATGGAAGTTAACATCAGGATTAATGAAAGATTGGAAGGCTACTGTAAGAACTTGGAAAAGGAATCAAGGTAAATTTAATAATACTAATCAGCAAATAAGTCAAAATACCAAAATATCACTTAAATGATAGAAGCTACTAACCTACCTAAAAACCTCGAACTAGAAAAAAATATACTTGGATCATTATTAATAGATAAGAATGCTTTACCATTGGTAATAGGATTGCTTAACGAAGATGTTTTTTATGACCTTAAACATAAGAAGATATTTTCTACCATAAAGTCAATGTTTGACAAGCATATTTCTATAGACATCACCACTATAGCACAAAAGCTACAAGGTGACAAAGCTATGGATGAAGTAGGTGGTGCTTACTACCTATCTAAGTTAACTGACAACATCGTACACACTAACCACCTTAATACGCATATTGAGATGGTAGTTGAGCTGTATAAGAAGCGTCAAGCATACCTAACCCTGATACAAAAATCTAGTGAGTTCTTACATCCTGATACTGAATCACTTGAGTCAATAAGTTCACTAATTAGTAAACTTTTAGGCTTACAAGAGTTTGGTAATATATACGAACAGACTATAGATCAGATAGTTATGTCAGTAATAACCAAAAGAGACATGGCTAATAAAGGTGAGTTATTAGGGTTTGATACAGGATTTACCGAGCTAAACTCTACCATTGGTGGATGGTGTGCTCCTGACATGGTTGTGGTAGCTGCAAGACCAGGTGCAGGTAAGACTGCCTTCATGCTTTCTTCGGTTTACCACTTAGCTATCTTAAAAAGCGTTTCTACGGCTATTTTTAGCCTCGAAATGAGCTCCGAACAGCTAGTTGAAAGGTTAGAGTCAATTAGCTCACAAGTGCCCTTAAAACGTCTTAGAATGAATATTTTGAATGACTACGAAAAAGAGGTGGTTATGAAGGCTGATGACAAGATAATCCAAGCACCTATCTACATAGACGATACTGGTGGATTAAATATTAGTCAGTTAAGGGCTAAAGCTACCATTTTGAAGCAGAAATACGGCATTAAGGTAATTTTTATAGACTATCTACAGCTTATGTCTGGTCAAGGGAAGTCTAACCAAAATAGAGAACAAGAGGTTAGCACAATAAGTAGGAACATAAAAGCGTTAGCTAAAGAACTAGAAGTACCCATTATTGCTTTGTCTCAGTTAAGTAGAAGGGTTGAAGAAAGGGCTGATAAGATACCACAGCTTTCTGACCTTAGAGAGTCAGGATCAATAGAGCAAGATGCTGACATCGTAGTGATGCTTATGAGACCTGAATACTATGAGATGCAAGAGTCAGTAGAAATTAAGGGTAAAGAATACCATCCTAATGGACTTGTTATATGCAAAGTAGAAAAAAATAGACATGGCATTACAACAAACATTCCTTTAAGATTTATAGGAGAAACCATAACCATACAAAACCATAACGAATGAGAGAACAATTCATCCAAATGCACGATGCTGTAGTAAACATAAAACTACGAGCTGATATAAATGAAATAGAATTAAAAAGACTTACTGAGCAGTTGTCCAATATTTTATATAAAAAACAAGACAATGGAGAAACCGAATCCAGGAAACTACCGAAACAAAAGAAAGTTCGAAATAGACCTAGCAAAATATGAGGATGGTACATATAATGCACTAAGGCTATTTGCTAAGAATACTAAGATAATGGTCATCACAGACCTAAAAGCCCTACAAAGAGGTTATATATGGTTGGAATATGAAAGGGATGGTAAGCCATCAGGCATAGCAGATATGAGAGTAGAGTTCTTTGCAATCAACTTAGATATTAGGCATAGAATATACTTTATGAGAGCAGATTTACTAAGACAAAAAGCTCGTAGATACTTTAAGATTAGTAAGTTAAAATACAAGGATAAGGTGCGATATGTGAAGATGCATATGACTGAGTTCATCCGTTACGATTAAATATATTAATAATATATTGTAATTTTGATTCATGGCATACATGACAGCAAGTGATTTAACCAAGATGATGCTAGAATA